CCAACGTGAGCCGATGTGCCAAACAAAACCTTCTACCGGAGTAAAACGCATGAGCGCTGATCCAAAGGAGTCCAAACACACCGCAAGCGCCATCTCCATGTTGGGCTTGTTGATGAAGATCGTCTCCCACAATCTGCGCCACGTAGCTAAGTCACCCTTACCCGCCGTGTTGCGGTTGATATTCTCAAGGCCGGGCATCGGAACCTGCGTCTCGCGACCGTCAGAACCGAACACGCGGTTGTTGTAAACGAATGATCCGTCTGTCTGCCATCCAAACTGGAACGGCACTGTGATGGGTTTCTTTCTTTGAGATGCGTCCCGAACACAGGCGCTGACATACTCATAAAGAACTTTGTCGTAGCCCACGAATGTCGACACAATGTTTTGGGCGGCTAGCCACTTGAGTGTCTCGTCCTTGCTGACAATAGATTTCTGTGGGAAGTTTAAAGTCTCTACGCCTTCGGGTCGGCATGCGGCCATGTGCACCAAGTGGTCGTTGTCCATCTTCAGCAAATCAACCACAAACAAATCGTAGGGAAGCAATTGAATATTGCTCTTGGACTTCTTGCCGGTTATCTCATCCTCAATAGCACGCGTGCAATAAACACCGCCGTGTTCGCCGTAACTGTATCCGCGTGGGGGCTCGGGTCTTGTAATGCTTGGCGCCACTGGCAAGTCATCATCCTCGGGCCCATAAGTTTCTTCTTCGTCTAATTCAGTTTCATTGAACTCCGCAACTGGAGTTAGAGCAATTTGTTTCTGTGTGTTGTCAGTCTTGATCTCACGACCCAATACTAACGGATTTGTAATTTTTCCCCAATGCTTACATTTTGTGCAGATGCCGGGGTTCTCGCTATCCATCTTGATGCAAGCGTATGGTCCTTTGATCTCTGCCAGTTTCTGTTGCATCCGGTGCATGGGGTATGGGTGCATATCCGAGAGCCATATTGCTTTCTCGTCACCATCTTCGCAAACCTTGGCCCAAGAAAGAAGCCCGCGCCATATTGGTTCTTTGCCATCTTCCTGCGCCGTGGCAATGTAGTCAGCTATCTGACCGCACTCACCTTCGAAGTTACTGAAAAGCGTATAGCTATCCTGCAACATCTTGACCTGCCCAACCGTGGAGTTCTTGGGGCGTTGGCCTAGCAGGGGGGCTGAAACAGGCGCAACAACTGCCGGTGCCTCAACTTTGTCATAGATAACTTTGGAGAACTTGTCCAGTTCAAACATGTCGCCCTTGGTCATGATCTTGACAGGGCGTGGGAGTCGGTACTTTTTCTTGTAATTGTGGGTTCCCGGAACGCGCAGTATGCGTGCGCTATCCGCAGTCACCGTCATGTCGATCTTAAAATCTTCCTGCGCTGCCAACCGTTTTAGATTCTCAGCAATAGGTTTCCAAATACCCACAGGGATCGCATCGGTCAATGGCCAGTAGCAATGGAGCCCACCGCCTGAACTGACGATCCAAGGCCGCCCTATTTCATCAAGGCCAGTTTTTTGCAAGAAAGAATCGAGCGCCATCGCCGCGTCTTTCTTTGTGTCATAGCCATCCAAATCAACGAAGAACGCCTTGATGTACTCAGCTTCCTCTGCCTTGCGCGTGCTCTTGAACGTGGACACGGCGAAGAAGATGTCGTACTTATGGTTGTTCCACTCGTCGATTTGAGGCTGAAGTTCCTCCAACGTATCAGCGTATACGTGTTGTTTGTGGTTGAGTTCTACCACGCAGTATTTTCCCAAACCTGCGGACGGCAAAACCACCGCTAGAAATTCAAGCGGAGTCATGTGTATCCTCGGTTCAGAAAAGTTCTAGCTGTTTTGGATCTTTTGGGGGGAACGTGTCTTCAGGGCTAAGTGCCATGAAACGGCGCAGTAGTTCTTTTTGCCAGTCAACAGGCAAATTTTGATGCGAGTCGATCAACATTGCACCATACTTAATAAGTTCTGCGTTGGTTAAGTTTCTAGGTTGAATGTCTTGCATACATCTCTCCAAGCCACGTCCGCATTTGGGGACGCTTGCAATATTTTAATGAGCGCTTTAACCGCAGGACGGTAAGCAACGAAAACCTCTCCACCACCAAACCAGTTGTAGACAGACTGGCGCGTTGCGCCAGTTGCCTTTGCTATCTTGGTAACTGGGAAGTCATGGTGAACGGCCCACCGTCCGAGTTGGTTGCCCAACGTCTTAGGTGCGACCTTCACGCTTTGAATGACTTGCGTGGAGTATCCCATTACTCGTCATCCCAATCGTCAACCATGTCTGCAAGTGCGGCTTTCGCTTTGGGTACGGCAGTTGGCTTCTTCTCCTCTTTGCGAACCACTGGCTCCTCGTCCTCCTGCGCCACAGGTGCGACTACTTTCTTGGGCTTGGTTCCGGGGATGCTAGCGGGGGCAGGAGCGGCAACGGCTTGCTCAGCTTTAGTGGCAGTCATTGTGATCGCGTTCTTGGCGTCTTCTGTATTGCCTTGGCGAATCGCAACTTCATGCTCGTCATCTGTTAAGTAACGAACTGCTGAGAAGAACAACTTGGGAGACTCAGACTTGGTATCGAACTTCATGCGTGTCACCACATCAGAGGGATCAATACTTTGTGCGGCCAACCAACGTGCGTATGCTTGCAATGGGCGCTTGTTATCGCCTTCGTCTTTACCAAAGATAGACTTTGATGGAACTGGCAACTGCATCACGTCTCCTTCAATGTCGTTCGCCAAGACTACGGCAAGACGTTGTTGGAAGCGGCAAGCGCGGCTATTGTTCTGACCTGAACCCGCAATGTTTTGTGGGCAAGTTCTGCATGCATCGCTTTGCTTGTTGGGTGAATTCTCCAAAGGAGTCTCACCATCATCTGAGGAACAATCAGGCGCAGTGATAGCACCATCGTACGACTTCAAATAAAATTGGCGTTGCACTTTAGGCGCGGCATTGACAATCACGACGTCAAGATGACGGTCTTCAATCGCGGCCACTTCTTTGCCATCGCTATTCAAGCGGAATACACCGCCCTTGATGGATATTTTCTTGCCACCACCGCCACCTGCACCACCGGCAAGAGCTTTAGCAACGGCTGATAATTCTTTGCGATTTTTCACAAAGGCGGGGAGTTGTGAGGGGTTAAAGAGAGCTACTTCGCTCATGGTCTTCTCCAATTATTTAGTGGGTTTACGAACAGAGATTGCGTACTCAGTGACTGAGTTCAATCCGGGGGGTAATAGCTTGGGGTTCTCTTCCAAGAACGTCGCCATGTTGCCTTGCGCAATGCGCTTCTCAAGCAAGTCGACGGCTTGGTGTTCAAGAACGAATTCTTTGAACGAGTCCCAATCTTGTGTGTTGTAGCGTGTCTTTGTGGACAACACCACGGTGCCTTGATCTGTGCGAACAGAGGACATACCTAACGCTAGCATCTGATCTTTGAGCGCGAGCTTAACTTGTTCTTGTTGAGCTTTGATAACTTCAACTTCGTTCTCGAAAGCTTGCGTCAACTCTTGGATGCGTGTGGCCATCTTGCGATAGACCTTCGCCAATTTATCCATTGGGATATTGGTTAATTCATTTGAGGGCTCTTCTTTTGGAGGCTCCTCATCATCAATATCTAACATTTACTTCTCCTTTTGTTTTTGTCTAAGGTTTAACATCATACAATAAAATTTTCCAAGCGCAACTCCTTTCTTAAATATTTTTTACTTCACTATCGAACATACCAACCAACAACGCGTGGTCATTAACTTTAGTATTCATCGCCTTGAATAATTTTTTCTCGATAGGGCTTGACTCAATATGCACCACGGTGACCTTGTCTGAGTCTTGTCCTTTGCGATCTGCTCGCGCGATACACTGCGTGTACATCTCCACGCTCATCAACGGCCCGAAGAACACAACCGTGTCTGCGGCAGTCAGGGTAATCCCGTGTGCAGTTGCTTGGGGTTGGAGCACCAAGACTTTGATCTTGTCCGTGGTTTGAAAATCGTTAATGATTTGACCGCGTTTGCTTGCCGTCACGTCGCCGTGAATTTGGCCAACAGAATGACCGTTCCCTGATAAATGCTTGACGATGGAGTCAATGCTTGAGCGGAACATGGCGAAGATGATGACCTTGCGATCTGTCTCCTCTAACACTTCATCAAGGACGTTCAAGCGTGGGGACGCATCGAACTCAATCACTTCTTTGTCATCTGTGTATGCCGCTCCACAACTTATTTGTAAGAGCTTGCTGACCGCCACACCCGCATTGACCGCACTAATGGTTTCCCCTGATGCGCGCACCATCATCTGCTCTTTGAGGAGCTTGTAGTATTTGTTTTGCTGAGGCGTCATGGGCACCTCACGCGTCACCGTAATCACTGGGGGCAGATCAAGACACTGTGCTTTTGTGAAACGTATTGCAGGTTGAAGTGCTTCGTGCACCATGTCCTTGGCGTTGGGCTTTGGCATCCACTTGAACATGCTGATCTTGTTCATAACCTTGTCGCGCCATGCCGTCTGAAACTTGGGCACGTTGCTTGGGTTCACGAGCTTGGCTAAGCCATACGCATCCACCGGAGATTGAGACGCGGGGGTTCCTGTCATCATCCACAGATATGTGTCAGGCTTGATGATTGATGCGAGCGCTTTCCATCTTCTTGTCGATGGGTTCTTGTAGGCGTTGGCCTCATCCACAATCACAAGATCGAAGCGCCCATCATTGTTGATCTCGCTTGCAATTAAGTTCAGCCCATCATAGTTGGTGATGACGAACTCGTAGTTCTGTTGGATCATCTCGATGCGTCTTGTAGCTTGCTGATGGTGCGCGACCACGGCAGAGCGATGGATCACACTGCGATTGATGTCTCCCATCCACGCACTGTGCATGATGGACAAGGGGCACAGTATCAACACGCGCCTAACTTCACCACGGTTCATGAGGTAGTCAGCGGCCCACAATGCGGACAAAGTTTTGCCAGTGCCGGGGTCGTTGAAACAGAACGCACGACGATGTAGTGTGAAGAATGACGCAGTCTCTATTTGGTGAGCCATTGGCAAATACTTGCCCGGCCACGTATAGCGCTTGGTGATCGGCGAGGGCACATCTTTGACGCCTAAGTTCTTCAGCACCCTACACTCATCGAGTCCCCAATACACCGCGACTTCGTAGCCGTCTTCAACCTCAAACACTTTGTGCTTCGGTATGATGCTGTACTTATCAGGGTTGCGCGTGCGAAACAGTAGCGCTTTGTTCTCTACGATTTGCATACATCTTCCTTCAATCTAAACCAATCCCCATATTTTTCAAACATATCATTGTGAGCAAACCTGTCGCATGCATCTGCCCAAAAAGTATCTTTAAGTTCGGGATTACCTTTCATTGAATTGAGCCAACGATCTCCAAATAATGCT